ACTGGACTTGCAATACCAGCAGGGGCTTTAAACACACCACGGCTAGCATCAGTAGATAGGTATAAACCAACTACAGCACCTGCTGGCTCTATCTTACGAAGAGCGCCTGTGCCACGTCCCAGTGGATCTGATACATATACGTTGGGATAGTAAACAGCAGCATTGCTTGTATCCGCAAGGCTTCCAGCAAATGAAATTGCACCTGCTACTGTTATATCAGGATCAGTTCCTAGAACTACAAATCCATTATTGTTTTCTGCCCAAGATGTTGCAGAATCAAATACTGCAATTGGAGTTGATGAGGCTAATGCATTTACATTTGGAAGAAATATTACTAATGGACGATCAAGAGATGTAAATCGTTCAAATACTGAAGAACCACTAGCCTTGTAACTAGTGTAGTCAGTAGATACTGTTGCTGTTCCATTTGATCCGCTTGTTAACGGATATGTAGCACTTGTAATGTTTTGACCAGCATATCCAGCAAGAACAGCAACTGAAATATTTGGAGAAACGGTATTAATTACTGTTGGAGCATAATCACTAGATGTAGCATCAGCAAAAACAACATTTGAATATTGTTCAAGAAGAATGTCATCAGTAACATCATTTGCTACACCAGACTCTTTATAAAGAGTAAGAGTATAGGTACTTGCAACTTCACCAGCAGTAACTACAACTCTAAGATTGTTTCCATCTGTTCCAGCATTTTTAGATGTAACAGTTACTCTTGCGGTGCTACCTGAATCTACTAAATTTGTAGATGCAGCAACAGCATTAGCCGCAAGTAAACGTTGAACATAAAGTTCACGTCCACCATTAGCAAAGAATGAGCCAACTTGGAAGGTGGCTGGATATGAGGCGTTGTAACCTCCAAAGTACTTGGTAAATTCATACCAAGATGAAACAAGCGTTACTGTTTCTGGGCCTTGTGCAAAAGGTGCAACAACTGCGCCAGCAGCATTTGCAGTAACTCCATTAGGAATTACTGGTGGTAATAGGCGCTCACTAATGTAAACACCTGGACGGCTATAAGCCATGATTTCTCCTTACTAGTTGGGTAGGGGTTTCCTTATGGTGCCTGTATGGTGTACGAGATTGGCGTAAATTGACCACGACCAATTTTGGCGTTGCCAGTTGTGCCTGTGACGTTTAGTTCAAGAACCTTGTAGAACTTGTTATAGAGTTCTGGTGCTATCTCGCTAGAGACACGCACTGTTATTGCATTTACAAATAAACGTTTTCCTTGTTCTGTAATATCTCTTTTTGAAACATCTAAAACATCCAAACGACGTGTGGTTCCAGCACTGGTGTTTGGACCAGTTTCTAAAACAGCAAATCGTAATGGAATTTTTGTATATAACAACTGCGCTAATATTTCTCGGTCATGTCTAGGTTGACGAGAATACGTTGTTATTTGATAATCAATATTTACTGGAATAGGCCAGTTAATTTCCCAATCATTAGTGGTTGAATTAAAGGCAGTTGTGCCATCAATTGTAGTTGGATTTGAAAGATAAGATGGTTTTGCTTTACCACGCATAGAACGTTGAAAATCTTCAGCAATATCAATCATGTCAATAGTTATGTAAGGATAACTTTGATTACGAATTTCTTGATCAGGTTGTCCAAACCAGACTCCTACTTTTCTAGTAGTGCCTGGAGTTACTGTGCCACCTGAAGCAGCACTAGCAATGTTTGCATTGACTTTTGCATACTTAAAGGTAGTTAATGATGGAATTGCAGTAATTAAGTAAGAACCATTAAAAGGAGTACCTATACCAGAAACTGTTACGGTATCACCCACTTCAAATTCATGATTAGTAGAGGTTGTTAAAGTTACAACATTATTAGTAAGTGCTTTTCTTGTTATTGTTTTTGCAGCAGCAGAGGATGCCTTTTGATCTGTAACCGTCATCTCTTTAAGGAGATTACGAAGTGCTTCATCTTCTGCTAATAAGAAACTCATGAGGAGGCCTTCAAATGATGCGCTGTTCTATTTAATAAAAATTCTTCTGCTTTGGCTGTGCGGTTTTCATACCTACGAATTGCAGCAGTTGGTTGAGTGCCTGGAGTTCCGTACTCTAAATTTAAAACTTCACTACGGTGATCTGGGTGAGAACGAACTGAAAAGGCGCCATCATCATAAGAGACGTGCATGCCACGAACAATATGCTCAGGCCATCCAGAGGCACGGGTTTCAGCCCGAAGATGTGCAGACATCATGCGTGTAGTCTCAAGACTAGATTTGTTTAAAGAAGTCCTTATTTTAGAAAGGTAAGTCACTTCTTTTTCTTCGCTTTCGCTTTCGCTTTTGTTCCAACGTAAGCAGCACCAGCCAAATAGGCTACGGCTGTACCTGCAATAAGCGATGCGATAGCGGGACGTTTTTCTTTAGGGCGGAATCCAAACACACCCTTTATAAACTCTTCACGTTCGTGCTGATTGTTCATCTCAGCAACTTCCATGTACCAAGGCTTCCATGCCATATAGACCCCTTTATCGCAACCAGTGGGAACTGTAGTCAGGCACCGCAGCGGTGTTCTGATATAGCAATGATAAAGAAGAAAGGCCCCTTTCGGGGCCTAACTCTTTACTTCTTTTTTATCTTTTTGGCTAGAGCCTTATCCATCTTCTCATCTTCTGCTCGAGATGGTTTCTTTTTATCCATAGCCTTGTCAGCCTTTTTAAATTTTTTCTTCTGGGCTGCAGTCATGCCTTTCATAACTTTGGCATCTTGTTTAGCGTCAGACATATGTTTAGACATTACATACCTTTCTTACGAGGCATTGCTTGTTTCTTGCCCTTTGCTTTAGAAAGACTCTTTTTGCCACGTAACATAGCAAAATCATCTTTATCTAATTTGCCATTTTTATTGACATCAAGTTTTGTTTGTTTACCTTTGAGAGCCATTACTTGCCTTTCTTCTTTGCTATAGCAATAGCAGCCTGTTTCTTGGCTTTCTTGGTTTTAGCAAACTTCTTATTAGCAGCAGCAAGAGTCTTCATGCCGTGCTTATCTTTTGGCTTCATGCAACCACATGTGGCACACATAGTTATTTCTTCTTTTTGGCAGACTTACAAGTTGCACAGGTGCACTTGCAACCTTTTGCTGGTTTTCCTGATTTACATCCACATCCGCATTTAGCGCACATGTCTTTCTCCTATCGGTAGTTGGCGGTTTTCTTTGCAATTTTCTTTGGCTGTTGGACAAATTGTTTTCCCTTTTTATTACCTTTCGCTTTTGCACGATTGGTAGCAGCCTTTTCTCCAGGGGTTAAAGCATCCCACGCTTTGTCAGGTAAGTAACGCTTTTTACCCTTAGATTCTTTTCCATCTGAAGTGCGCCATTTTTCATTGCCCCACTTCTTCAGGGATTGCTGTGATTTTGCAAGAGCCATTTTAGTTCTTGTAACCTCCGCCTGCCTTCTTATACTCAGCAGCAAGAAGTTGAGCCTTACGAGCAGACCATTCTCCTGGATCTCCTCCTTTTGAACCAGCCTTTATCTTATTAAATAAACTCTTACGCATTCCAGGTTTAGTGTAATTACCTGCCTCATTTACTTTTGACTTTGGTTTTGCTGTTTTTTTTGGCAACTTTAACTCCTCCACTCTTTGGTACACAGTTAGGAACTCTCTTACCATTCTTCATTTTAAAACCTTTTTGAACGTAACCTTCCCAACAAGCCACTAGCAATCCCATTTTCTTAATGCTAGTGCCTTACGAGTTGGCTTGCCATTCTTCTCCATTGGTCCTGGCATACCGCCCATCCTTGCACAAAATGATTTACGACGTGCTGCTTTCTTAGGAGACTTCTTTGCTGCTTTTGCAGATACTGGAGGTTTTAATGTTCCGCCAGTTTCACGCTTATATGATGCACGACCTTTTGCGTTTAATCCACCCTCTGGATTCTTACCCTCTTTGCGTTGCCACGCTGCTGTCTTTGCCATTATTTTCCCTGACTTTTATGTGGATTGTTTTTGTGCCAACTCTTTACAGCCTTGACACCTTGCTTAACAGTCTTTGATCCACCCTTTTTTGTAAGATTAATCTTATCCCATTTACCTTGATTTCCAGCATGATCTACAATTATATCGCCCTTTTTATTGGCTTTAACAGTGTGTTTAATGCCGCCAACTTTTAAAGTTTTTGATTTTTCTTTTTTCTTTTTATCAGTCATTAGGCCACCGACTTTTTGTGTTTATAACGGATGGGGGCTTTTGGACGTCTTACTATTCCGCCTTTTTTTCTTTTCATCCCTGCTCCACCAGATTCATATTTACTTTCAGTTAACCCAGTTCTAATATTTTTTTGAGGCTGTTTACCAGCCTTTGCTCCAATTCCTAAACGACGTTTTTTCATTACTTCTTCTTTTTAGATTTCTTAGACATTCCTGATTCACTCATTGCAATGGCAACCGCTTGCTTTTTAGATTTAACTATTGGGCCCTTTTTAGATCCGCTATGAAGTTTACCTTCTTTGTACTCCTTCATTACTTTCTCTACCTTACCCTTAGATTTCTTCATTGCCATCATACTCCTCTTCCTCTAAATCTTCGTCAAACAAGTCTTCGTCGAAGTCCTCTAATTCTACATCATCAAACTCAAAAAGCGATGGGTTTAACTCTTCTTCAAAATTTCCCATAGGTGTTCCTAATTAGCGTAGGCCTGAAATTGAGGATCATTGACAAGTTCTTCTGGATTTACTAGGTTGCAATCAATTGTAACAACTGCGTAATTGTCTTTATAACGTCCACGAGGAAGGACACGGGTAGGAACAAAGACAGAGTCTTGAAATACTATACGGTCTTTAATGTGAATATTAGGATCACCTATCATTGCTGGAAGTAAACGATTTACATCTGCTACAGAGGTTACAAGGCGCAAAGTATCTACTACGTAAAATCCTCGTTCATTCATTATGTTTGTACCACGAAGTTGTTGCGCCATAATTACTGGCATATCAAAAGGGTCTTTCCAACGACGGCCTTTGCCTGTTACTTGACTAGAGGTATCGTAAATGTCATCAAAAACTTCAGTTGGGTTTGCATTTAGATAGGTTTGATCCCAAACCCACCAGTCAACTTTTGTACCTACAGGATCACGAAGGTCTTCGACTATGCCTTCATTAATAGATAGGTTTTCATAGTCGATCTTAAATCGTCCTTGGACTTTTGAACCACGCATAGGTTAATTGTCCTCCATTAATTATATAAAAAATAACAAAACGTAAAAATTTATAATTAATGTATTTTAATTATTTTTATTTAACTACTACGTCTTTTCCAACTTATAGTTGGTTCATCCCAAACGTAACTTTCAGGATCATTTTCGTCTGGATAAGGAACTGGGGATTCCCATAATCCTTTTGTTTCATTAAATATAAATGATGGAAATTCTACAGGTTTTGAAAAATAAAACATATCTTTTTCTTCATCATAAACCATTCCAATACCAGCATAATTTGTTCTAAAAGGAGTTTTATTATCTTTATGTGTTCCTTCATAAGTATTGTAAGAAGTTCTTTTCCACCTTCTATGGTTAAATAAAGATTCTAAAAAATTTATACCACTTTCTTCTTCATTTAATGAATCAATAGAATCATTATTAACTTTTATTACATTAATAACCTTGTTATTTTCATCTAATTCTGCAAAATGAGCCATTACCAGGTCACACTCCCTGCTCCTGTAAAAACATAGTATGTATAAGTAGCATCACTAGTAACTGTTGGAGATCCTACTGTAACTGCAGTGCTGTAATTTTTTGAATGTCTAATAATAACCGCTCCTCCTCCTCCAGTTTGACGAGTTCCACCAGCACCGACTGCGATTGAGTATGTAGTTCCTGTAGTTACAGCAAAAGCACTTTCTGCACTTGAACTACGGCCAGATGTGCCTACAGAAGTTCTATAACCACCTGCACCACCTCCTCCTCCCTTATCACCACTTCCGCCACCAATATAACCACCGTAACCTATTCCGTTAGGACCAGCAGAACCAACTGCATAGTTAACTGATGATCCAGAAATACTGGATGTTATACCTGAACCACCGTAACCTGATCCACCGTTACTGCCTGCTCCTCCTCCACCGCCTTGATTGCCATTATAGTTTGCAGCGCCGCCATCCCATCCCTGTCCCTCAGTTCCTGATCCACCACCATTTGTATCTCCGAAATAAGAACTATATCCGCCGCCGCCACCAGAGCCGCCACTGCCACCGCCACTAGACGGTCCACCTAATCCACCACCAATAGAAACTAGAGTTCCAAGACTTGAGTTACCACCTTGTCCACCCGCTACGTTAGCGGGTCCGCCACCGCCACCGCCACCTGCAATAACTGCAAAGTCAACAGATGTTGGAGGATTAGGTGTACTAACGGCAACGCTACTACTTGA